CAACAATCGCGCTCAAGAAATGTATTCAATTTACAAATTAACGGGATCAATGATTATTTTGCCAACGGAATTTTAGTACACAATTGCTCCAGCTTTAAAAGCGATAAAAGCAAACGTGTCAAAGCACTGCGTAAAGCATTACCTTATGTTCACTACATCACTCTACTGACAGGTACACCCTCGCCCAATGGCTTACTTGACCTGTGGTCACAATGCTATTTAGTGGATAACGGTAAAGCACTTGGGCGAACCATGACTATGTATAAAAGCCGATTCTTTGAACAGGATTATAGCGGTTACAAATACACCCCTCGCAAAGATTCACAAAAGAAAATTGAAGCATTGATAGCGCCATTTACCATATCAATGGAAACAAGTGATTACCTTGATATGCCAGACTACATTGAATTATATGAAGAAATTCAATTAGAACCTGCGGTAATATCTAAATACAAGCAGTTTGAAAAAACACTATATCTTGATTTTGAAAATAGCGAAGTTGAAGCATTAAGCGCAGCGACACTGGCTAATAAGTTATTGCAGTATTGCGCTGGTGCTGTGTACGTCGATGAGTTTAAAAACTATGAAATAGTCCACGACGCAAAACTCGATGCGCTTGCAGACATTATTGAGCAGAACGATGGGGAGAATATCCTTGTTGCCTATAACTTCAAAAGCGATATTGAGCGATTGCTTAAACGCTTTCCTAATGCACGAGTTCTCGATAAGCATCAAAGCACTATTGATGAATGGAACAATGGCGAAATACCCCTTCTATTTGCTCATCCCCAGTCCTCCGGCCATGGCATAAACATTCAACACGGTGGTAGCATGATTGTGTGGTTTTCACTGAGCTGGAGTTTGGAATATTACCAGCAGTTTAATGCTCGATTGTACCGGCAAGGACAGACTATGGCGGTAAGGATTATCCACTTAATCTGCAAAGGCTGCATTGACGAGCGAATCATTAACGTATTGAAAGATAAAGATATTGTGCAATCTGACTTACTTCGTGCATTAAAATAAGTCAAGTTAAGGTTGACTGAGGGGATAAAATCAATAAAATAGCTTCACGGTTTCTCGAAACAAAAAAAAAATCCTACTGCCCCAAAGGAATAAACAGGCAGTAGGAATAGAGTCGAGGAGTCTAACACATGAACGCATTTCAAACAGTTGGAGTGGAATGCAAATTGAGTATAACACAATCAAGAGGTTATATAAATGCGAGTATTTGAAGATTTTACTTCTGACGCATATTGGTATGCTGAGGAAGAAGATGACGAGCGTAAATATTGGACACACTCCCAATGGGATGCGTTCAATAAACAAAGAGCGATTGATACTGAAAAACAACTTAAAAAAATGTTAGGAGCAAGATATGTCGAACCAAAGAAAGTTTAATAATCATGAGGTTATTTTAAAATTACTAACAACTACGTTGGAACATGATAACCAACAAGAAGCCCTTAGTGATTTAACCTTTGAGCTTGTAGAGGCAGTAGGGTATTTAGTCGGTAGCACTGACAAACTAGAAGATAGGGAAATATTTATTAGAAAAATTAACAGTCAAATTAATGATTGCGTTGAAATGCTTGATGGTGTTCGTAAAGAACTTAATACTAATTCAGCAACACTAGAAGCGTAATAGCTGAGGACACAGATAATGGACGCAATAATTGAAAGTTTAGAATACTTAGATAAAAGCAGTATCGCCTATATCTTAATGATAATTTTGTTTATGGCTATGGCGTACTTGCACTTTAGCGCATTAGATGAAATTACCCGTCTGCGTAGAGCGCTTAAAACCGCAGTCTTGGAGAATAAAAATGGAAAGCGATGAAAAAAAGGAACTTAGAAAACGAACACATAGAAGTATCGTAACTAAAGTTAAGAACAATAAAAAGCGTAGGTTTCAACCTTACCGAGAGGACTACATTAACTTTTTTGTAAAAATAAATAACGAGGAAACCGTTTATGGGAACTATATTAGCTACTCTGACATTGACACTATCGTTTCTGACCTCAGAAACCACTATTGATAAACACGGTAAAGTAACCACCCATGAAGTAATTGCTTACACAACAAGCATTCTACCTTATGAATCAATGGTTGCTTGCAACAATGCTAAAGAAGAATACAATTTTGCCTTTGGTGCATACCAAATGTCAAAGCGCCCAACAAGAGTAATTACAGCAATATGTAATGATGTTAAAACGGGGACGGTACAATGAGTGATATTAAAAATAATGGCGGTACTGCGCTTTCAACTTTTCATGGTATGACATTGCGCGATTATTTTGCGGCAAAGGCAATGCAAGCCTATATGTCTGATCCGAATATGACTTGGTCTGACAGTGAAATAGCAAGAGAAGCCTATGTAATGGCAGATGCAATGCTTGAAGCTAGAGGTGAATAATGAGTTCCATGACCATTAGACAATTCCGAGAAAAAACAGGAATGTCGCAAGCAACATTAAGACGTAAATTAATAGCGCTTAATGTATTGCCCGTAGGTGTTAGTAAACAAGGTAAAACAGCATGGCTGTGGGCAACATCTGATTTAGAAAAAGCGTTCTCATTAGTAAATACTTATTTATCCCCCCGTGGGCGACATAAAAAACTGTGGTGATTAATATGAAATACGACATGATATATGTAGCTATTGCCTCATTTTGTTTAGGTGTAATTTTAACTTGGAGTATTGACTCAGCATTTCATCGTCATTACTACGAAGTGATTAAAGTAACAACAGGCGAATTTATCATCCATGATGGCAAAATGTATGCGGTTTATGAAATGGAACGCAATGTAAAAGGTGAACTACAGGTAGGCATAAGATGACCAAAGACGAATGTATCAGCCGCCTTAAAACGGCTCAGAAAAACAAAAAAGAACTAAGAAAAATTAAACTTCAACTACTCAAAGAAATTGAGCAGTTGAAGTTGATGCTCAGAGCGCTTGAGGAGGAAGAACAGTGGGCGAGTTAATTTACTGGGCAGTTATTGGGTTTACCGTAGTGTGTTTTATGATTGAGTACACTAAAGGGGATGACAATGACATTACATGACTGGGTGGCACTTGTTGCTTATGTAGGATTGATTGGTTTATGTATGAGGATTATATGGACAAAGTTCAAAGGGTAGAGCCAATACGAGCTTTACCAGATGCTACCAATTGCAAACATGACCATTGGCGAGTTTACCAATCACTTGGTTATCGGGAGTGCGATAGATGCAAAGCAAGACGCGCTATATTTAATGATATAAGGCATCAAAGATGAACACATTAATAAACATATTGAAGTTCCCTGTATTCCTTATTTGCTGTTTGTTGTACTTAGCAAGTGAGTTGTTACTAGGACTTAGCGTACTGCTAGATTATATCGGAGAGCTTTTAGAGGACATGATAGATGAGTAAAATTGAACATAAAATTGTAGGCTACAAAGTAGTTGATAAGACAGAAGAAAAAGTAGTGTTTGAGATGATACACGAGAATTTTCCTCGCCCACCGCATTTGACAGGTACAACGTATAAGATTAAGACACCACAGTCTGAGCACGCTTTGTATATTACGATTAACGATATGGTGCTTAACGGTGACGAGCGTCATCCATACGAGATGTTTATTAACAGTAAGAACATGGAGCACTTTCAGTGGGTACTTGCATTAACGCGATTAGTGTCGGCTGTTTGGCGCAAAGGCGGTGACAGTACGTTTTTAGTTGAAGAACTTAAGAATGTGTTTGACCCGAAAGGGGGTTATTACAAAAAAGGCGGTGTGTATATGCCATCGCTCGTAGCAGAAATAGGAACAGTTATCGAGCAACATTTAATAAGCATAGGTGTTATTAAAGTTGAAGTGGATGAGCATCAACAAGCGTACTTGGAGGCTAAGAAAGAAGAAGCCAAAGGTGTTGAGATGCAACTCTGCACTAAATGTAATGTCAAAGCATTAATTCTTATGGATGGGTGCATGACGTGTACGAGCTGTGGCGATAGTAAGTGTAATTGACGATGTATATCAAATGCGGGTATAATAATGTTTATTTTAGGAGATGTTATGACCACCCGCACTAAATACAAACAAGGTGATGTTTTTAACTACTGGACTTTAATTTATTACGACAAGCCGTCGGGTAAATGGATGGCAAAATGTGTATGTGGTAAAGAGAAATTAGTTTATAGCTGTCATCTAGCTTCTGGCAAATCTATTAGTTGTTCGTGTATAGGAAAAAGCACTCACAAAATGACAAAAACACCAGAATACAGGTCGTGGAATGGGGCTAAGATGAGATGTATGTCCCCATCAAACGATAGGTACGCATCCTATGGCGGTAGAGGTATTACCATGTGCGATACATGGTTAAATTCATTTGAACAGTTTTTTAAAGACATGGGTAATCGCCCTGCTGGTACATCGTTAGACAGGATTGATAATAATGGTAATTACTCAAAAGAAAATTGTCGATGGGCAACACCAAAAGAGCAAATGCGTAATAGACGTATGCATGAAAAATATGGAGTTAGCATTACTGAATTAGCAGAAAAACTTAATATACCTTATGGGCGAATACAAACAAGGTTGCAACGGGGATGGTCATTAGAAGATGCTACGACTGTCGGATTAGTACAAGGTAAAAAAGGGTTTAATAAAAGAGGTGATTTATGAATATAAAAGAGTTTGTAGTATTTATGGCTGTGAGTTTATTAGGAGTCTTTTTAGTTGCGGCTGTTGCTATACATGACATAAATAAAAAAAACAAGCTGTGTTATAGATACAAGTAAACAAAATTTAACTTTTGATGAAATAAGCAAGTTATGTGGAGTAGGTAAATGAGTAAAGAAAGAGAGTTGTTAAAAAGAGTGCGAGATACACTGCGCGAATTAAAAGAAACTCATTATGATTTGTACTGGGATATACAAGCTGAACTAGACCTAGATGAGCAAGTGCCTGTGGCGTGGATGTCAACAAAAGGGGAAGGTGGTCTTACTGACGATAGGTATTATGCTAATCATAAATATTATGTGCCGCTCTACCTAGCACCACAAAAACGTGAACCTTTGAGTGATGATGAAATTTTCAACATTGGATACAATGCAGGATTCAGTCTTGACCATGTTGAAGATGATGACGGTTCTGTCTACGGTTTTTTAAACGAGTTTGGTTACATTGATAATAATCCATATTTTAAGTTTGTCAGAGCAATAGAAAAAGAACACGGTATTGGAGTAGAAAATGAATAAAGAACAAGCACTCCGCACCATAAAACTGCTGTCAGCATTAGAGGCTTATGCCTTTATGATTGAAAAGTTTATGCCAGATTATCTGCACGACGAGCTTATAAC